GGATGGGTCATAAAGAAACTATCGGATCGACTGGATACAGACGAGAAACGATTAACAAAGATTGAAGTAGAGTTAGCTACGCAACGAGAACGAGATACTGCTGTTGAGAACCGTATGAGTGGATTAGAAGTCACTGTAAAAGAGATTAACGGTAAACTAGATAGAATGATGGAGATATTAATTAAACGATGAAAAAAGGATTATACGCAAACATTAACAGAAGAAGAAAGCTAGGCATTAGTCGTAGCAAGAAGAAGTCTACTATATCACCTAAGTCCTACGCAAATATGAAGCGTGGGTTTAAAAAGTGAGAAGTGTCTCGTTATCTCTAGGTAGAGGTGAAAAGTCTAAGAAGGGGGGACTCACTGCTAAAGGCAGAGCTAAGTATAACAAGGCTACTGGGTCTAACTTAAAAGCTCCTCAACCTGGTGGTGGTCCTAGAAAGCGTAGCTTCTGTGCCAGGATGGGTGGTAATAAAGGACCAATGAAAGATAGTAAAGGTAGACCCACTAGGAAAGCGTTAGCTTTGCGTAGGTGGAAGTGTTAACAATATATTATGAAGACTTTTGAAGAACTAGGTAAATTACAAGGTTATGTAGCAGATACCTACAAATCGGCTATCGATCAAATGCACGAGACTGGTGAGTACAATCCATCACTACTGAACGGTGCTAGGCAATTACTTAAAGATAATGAGATTGTATTAACAAGTGGGAAAGATACTCCCCTTAATGACCTACTCAATGAAGTACTCCCCTTTGAAGATGATATACAACTAAAGCAAAAAGTAGCTACAAAGTAATAACAACACCGAAAGAGAGAGAGACAAAAGAGTTGGATTGTGAGTATCGATAAACTTAAACAACTCAAGGACTTCCGTAACTTCTTATATGTAGTTTGGAAACACTTGAACCTACCTGATCCTACTGGATTACAATATGACATTGCAGACTTCATGCAACACGGTCCTAAACGATCTGTTATCATGGCGTTCCGTGGAGTAGGTAAGTCTTGGATATGTTCTGCCTATGCTGTACATCAACTCCTCCTAGACCCCACTAAGAACATCTTGGTTGTATCTGCTTCTAAGAACCGTGCTGATGACTTCTCCACCTTTACCTTGAAAATCATACATGACATTCCTGTTCTTCAAGGTCTAATCCCTAAAAAGGATCAAAGGTTCTCTAAGATAGCCTTCGATGTTGGTCCTGCTCCAGCTGCTCACGCACCTTCCGTTAAGTCCCTTGGTATATCCTCCCAGCTAACAGGTAGCCGTGCAGACATTATCATTGCTGATGACATCGAAGTACCTAACAACTCTGCTACTCAAGGAATGCGTGATAAGCTAGATGAACAAGTAAAAGAGTTTGAAGCTATTCTAAAGCCCTTAGACACCTCTAGGATTCTCTTTCTAGGGACACCCCAATGCGAGGACTCTATTTATAACAAACTGCGTGAGAGGGGCTATGACGCTCGTATATGGACCTCTGAGTATCCAAGTGAAGACTTAGTACTTAAGAACTACGATAACGACATTGCTCCGTACTTAACTGAAAGGATAACAGATGAGACAGTAGGACGATCTACAGAACCCTCTAGGTTTACTGATTTGGACCTTGAAGAAAGAAAGCTGTCGTACGGTAGGACTGGGTATGCTTTACAGTTCATGCTTAACCCTCGTTTGTCGGATGCTGATCGGTATCCTTTAAAGGTTAACGATTTAATTATAACAGATGTGGATGTAGACCTAGCTCCTGAAAAGATTATGTGGTCCTCTGATCCATCCTTTGAAAATAAAGATATTCCTAACGTAGGTCTAGGTGGGGATAGATTTCATAAGCCCTTTAAGATATTAGGTGATATGATTGAGTACACAGGGTCTGTGTTGTCTATTGACCCTAGTGGTAGAGGTAAGGATGAAACAGGATATGCTGTTGTTAAGATGCTTAACGGTCAACTCTTTGTTCCAGAAGCTGGTGGGTTAAAAGGTGGATATGATGAACAAACTCTTAAACAACTAGTTTACATTGCCAAGACTAATAAGGTTAACAAAATTATTATAGAGTCTAACTTTGGAGATGGTATGTTCATGGAACTACTTAAACCTTTGTTTATGACTACCTATCCTTGTTCCATTGAAGAAGTAAGACATAACAAACAAAAGGAACTTAGAATCATTGATGTCCTTGAACCTGTACTTAATCAACATAAACTTATTATTGATCCTTCTGTTGTTCAACAAGACTATAAGAGTGCTCAGTCCTATCCTATTGAACATCAAGCTAAGTATATGCTTATCTATCAACTATCAAGGATAACAAAGGATAAAGGTAGCCTTATTAACGATGATAGATTAGATGCTCTCTCTATTGCTGTTAACTATTGGGTAGAACAAATGAATCAAGATGTTAACAATAACATTAACTATCGTAAACAGGAACTCCTGGACAAAGAACTAACGTCCTTTGTAGATACATTTAACAAAGCTAAAGGCTCTTATAACAGTAACCTTTGGATGTGATTAATGTAAGTGCTTCGGTAGTTAGTTTAAATACATATCTTTACAGATACTACTTTTAAAGAGGGTCGACCCTGACGAAGACCCTCCTCCTTTTAAAGACTTTATTAATTATATATGTTAAAAAGAAAGATACTATTGGTCTTTAGACACACCTAGCCTTAAAAAGTTTTTTAATAAAGAGAAGGTTAAAGAAGGTCTTTGTCTTAGTCTTTACTCTTAAAGGATTAGAAGGAGAAGAACGAAGTATCGACTTCTTGTTAAAGTTACTTTAAAGTAGTTTTTAAAAGATAGTCTTTAAAGAAAGACTCCTTAGAAGTTATAGATAACATTATAAACGATTTTCAGATTTGTAAAGCCTTAAATTTAAAGATATGGACATAGATACTCAGACAGACTTGTTAACCAACGACTTATGTAATTTAATAAATCGTTATAAAGGGGAGTTCGATTTGAATGACCAAACAATCTTAGGTGTACTGGAGTTTGTTAAATACGATATATTAGCTACCAGTGTCATCCTTTTAGAACTAGAAGAAGATGAAGAAGATGACGATGACGAAGAGATAATGTGAAACATGCTCTGCTTTTAAACAAAAGTATATTGGATTTTTGGTAGAAAAATTTGAGGGGCTTACGCTATATACGCGAACGGAAAAAACCCCCGAGCCTACCCTGTAAATTTACTGTGGGGTGGGTATACTGTTAAAATTAATTTCATAACTCGTTGATTATCAACGTGAATCGTACAATATAGATTATGTCTAATTACTGGTAATCAACGACTTAGGTAATAACCTATCGTTATTGCAAGTAAGTTGCGTTAAGGAATTGTTATTGATGTAATGACAGCTTGAAATAAAGACATCATGACGTCATGACTTCACTTGTAAATTTGTATTTTTTACTTTGTTTATTTTTGATTAATCAAAGTCTATAACAAGTATTAATCAAAGCCTTTATTTACTATCAATCAAACTATCTACTTTGACTAATCAAAGTCTATTGAATCACTGATAAACACTACAAATTAAATCCCAATCTTTTCATAACATCCTGCCAGTTATAGCTTTACAACAAACTTTTTCGCTTTAACTTGTTTTTTTACTATATGATTAAAAGTTTTTTATCTTTTTTTAAAAATAGTTGTAAATCATTATTAATCAAGATACTTACAAAATAAAAAAGATACTAAAAGATAATTTATTACACAAATCTATTGAACTATCCTACTGCATCGATTTGACAGATAATTTAGTATATAAGCAGTCTTTCTAATTTGAAAGATGCGGGCTTCGAGCATTCGAGCAATTAACCATTAATTATTTATGAAAAATAAGTTACCTAGTATAGGCAGTAAAATCATTTGGTCTTCAAATCCTGAGCTTGTTTGGGTGGTCGATCATCATTTAACATCTCTCAATCAATTCGAAGCTCACCTCGAAGGCAATCCTTTAGAAGGCAATCGCTTTGATCTTGATCAATTGCAAGGTGCTAAAATCATTAACCATTAATTACAACCAATATTATGAACCAACTAGAAACAAAATCATTACAAGAATTAAAAGCTTTAAGAAGAAACTGGGAAGATACTTTAATTAGAGAATACGAAGTATTAACTGAGCCTACTAGACTTTTCATGCAAGATAAGATTGACGAAGTTAAGAAAATAATCTTTTTAAAAGAGCAAACCAATTACTAATTAATAACCAAAATAGAAAAAATACTATGAAAACAGAAAACACATATAATGGATGGACTAATAGATCAACGTGGCTTATTAACTTATGGATCGAGCCACACACACAATCAGATATTGATTGGATAAAAGACGAGCTAGAAGAAAAGGTTGATAACTTATCTAATGGTGAGTGCGTAACCGACAAAATACTGGCTGATATGATTGACTTGCAAGATATCAATTGGGACGAATTAAAAGAACACATTGAAACAGAAGATTAATATTAACCAAATAGAAAATATACATGAAAAATAACCAAGAAAAT